GGTAGTTGATATATTGACATGAGTATCAAACACAATTTTTGAAGTTGTTTTTCCTTCATCGTTGATTGTAAGATTATTATCGGCATTGTATATTGACGAACAATTCTCAAGTGTATTTGAACTACATATTAAATTTGTTGAAACGCGGTCACTCTTCACTAACACGGAATCATGTGTCACTTTATCTGTTATTATATCACCTAATATAATGACTTGATTACTTCCATGACCTATTATTTTTTTTTCATCATCCGGAATTTTTGTCAAGTTTTCAGGATTAAAAAATCTAATAAATTCTCTCAATTTATCCATGTCGTTGCTATCTATGTAATTGAGATTATGTATATTACTCACTGAATTATATTCCGTAGTGTTATTTAATATAACAGTTGTCGTTACGTATCCAAACAGTAGTATTAATGATATTTTATCAAGATCAACTTTGTACTTTGATTTATACATCATAATGAATAAAATCAATACGACTTGTAATACAAATAACATGTATATATTATATGAACATGAAAATAAATACTTATGAAAGTCAAAATGTATTTTAAGTATATATTAACAATATTGTTCTAATAAATAAGGTCTGTTAATTGTAACTTCACTGTTTGCTGTTAGTGGTTCTATACTATTCACAAGTAACTTACCGGCTATATTAACATTGTTTTTAAAATCAGCGGGCGAGTCAATATCCACCTTATTTGCACTTATATATATACCAGTACCATCTGGATCTAACTGATTTATTTTTGATGTATTTAACCCTAACGGGAGTTCCAGATGATTTGTTTTTATCGCACCTTTACAATCTAAATCCCCTTTGATTTCTAGATTGCATGGAATCTCTATTGTGTCATTATTCATCAAATTTCTAATAATTTTCGACAAGTTTTCCCATTCTTCGTTGTCTAACAAGGCACCAGATGTAACGCCCGCCGCCAAATATTCCTTCTTATTATATGGTAATTCATATATGAATATCCACGTAAATAAGATGATAACTATAAAATTATCATATGTTAAATTTTTCAAAGATTTGTTATGAAGATACATCATTAAAAGACATAATATGAAAATCTGTTTAAAATACATTAATATAATATACATATGATATTATAATTGCAATAATTATAGCGTTATACAATTTGTTTAACATATTTCCACATTGTGTGTATTCTGTATGTTTATGTTCTGCATGTTTATGTTCTACATGATTATGATCTACATGATTATGTACGGGTTTTGCAAATTCCATCCACTTTTTATCATCAATGAAAGACCACATCCTATGAAGTTCTAGATAAACATCTAATCGATCTACATGAGGATTTAAAAATGATATTTTTTTCAAAATACGATTATTTATTTCAATTTTGACTTTTTCATCAAAAGGTACGTGTTTGAAAAGAACAAATAATGGTGCACGAATACCCCATATCTTTAATACATCTGAATCGTTTTTTGAATACAATATACTATATATAACATTTGTTACAGGTTCAACATTGTCAAGTAATTGGATTATACGATAATCATGCTTGTAAATTGGATCGGATCCAATTAAAACTTTTATATAATTTAATTGATTATATAATATGGAATCAGTGACATTCATTATTTTCCCATATTTAAAAACGATTTCTATAACATAGATATTAAAACGAATCAACGGTCCATAATCATAATCATTATCCGTACATCGAATACGAAAGTTTAAATGGTCGTATGACAACGATTTACGATAACATGTCATGGTAATATGTCATCCATTTAATAAATATTCTTTAAGTTTATAATAATGAACATTGGTGTTAGTTGTATATGTGTTACGCAAGACCGATATGATTTGTTGTTCAAAAGTATCGAACAATTTTTAGACCAAACGTATAAAAATAAAGAACTCATCATCGTAGATGATTCCATTTCAAGTATACCAAACCGCGTGAAACAGTTGATACAAAATCATAACATATGTATTCTATATATACGTTTAAATACAAAAAAAACGATTGGATATAAAAGAAATAAAGCAATATCTTTATCAAAATATAGTTATATTGCAATTTGGGACGATGATGATATACACTATAAAAATCGTTTAACTACTCAAATGAAGTATTTCAATACGAATCAACATTGTGATATGGTTGTTTCGAACGCGTCATCGACCATGTATTATATATCAGCATTGAAAAAATACATACGTATACCACGAGACATACATAATCAATGGTGGTATCAAGGATATACTTGTCCTTCAATGATATTCAAAAAGAAATTGTGGAATGTCAATAAATATAAACATATAAACAAACATGAAGATTATTATTTCATAAAATCATTAGAATCAAACAACAATATATGTATCACAAAACAAACAATATTTGCATACCATATTCATCCAAATAATATAACAAAAATGGGTGAATTTATCCGTAATAATGTTGTTAGTATGTAATTTTCGTTTTTATCATGTCAGGATTTTAAGTACATCTATGGTCTCATAACTTCCATAACACGTCTTGCATATACTACCAATTCTGCAGTATCGTCGATATATTTTTGAAGTTCATCATTCTTTTGTTGTAAAAGTTTACGTTTGTTTTTTTCAGAAGTATATTTTTTTATTAGTCGTTTAATGTAAGCATGAATAAACCGTTTATTCTCTTTAGACTTGAAATCTAACGGAACATCAAACATGATTGTTTCGGACATATTTGTCATATGTTTTACAAATCTTTAAGTTTATAGATAGAGTTGGATTACACCCGTTATTAATCGGATTAACCGTGCACCCGGAGGTGCTGGTACGGTTTATAATAATCGTTATTGTTTAAGTGTTACATTACCACTCCTGAAGGAAGTATAGGATCAAGAAAACACACTTAAATAGCGTAGCGCTATTGGGTAAGAAGCAACTGCATCTCCACGTGTCATCACTATGTCGACACCAACTATGATCCGCCCTGGCCGTTACGAGCAACGCCAGTTCAGTGACGTCTTTCGGATGCCACGTCAATGCGGGTGTCCGAAACGTGACGTTACATATGGTCATTCTCCCATATGCACCTCTCCTGCTATTTGGTGGCAGCCTGACCCAGTAACTGGTCAAGGAGTGTGGACATGTGGTCGTCATCGCCCCGACAAGACCATACCACCTGTACCCCGATGGGACATACCACGCGATCAGATGGTATACTTGCCCTGGGATCAAATGGCACCAGTGGAACGGCGTCCAGCACCACCGCCACGTGTCAATTACAATCCCAATTACCCCAGTAATTTCGCGCGTAATTTGGCACATAGAACACCCGACTATGCAGATCAACTACCTCCACAACCACCACCTACGTGGTCTGACGACAAGCCATTCCGTCCCTTTGACTGCTCTATCTGCTTTGACACGTGTGCATCGAAAACGGAAGCCTACCAATCACCATGCGGTCATCTATACCATTTGGATTGTATGTCGTCATGGGCTCGTTCTGGTAGGTCCACGTTGACATGCCCCATATGCCGATCTGGTATACCACGTGGCAACTACTTCAGCTGCTTCTTAGTTCGTGGTTAGTTAGTGACTTACATCACCCCATGGCGTCTATAGACGCCTCTCTACCAGAGATCATCAAAAACACATTTAAAGAACGTGATGACGTAGGGTATAAGCAATCAAACTTACAGACTACACGTCTACCAAACCACTTCAAAGCACCATGACTACTACCCTCTACCAGATTACGGAGAACCCCCTCGTCTATTACGTCGTTTCTAATCCTAGTTTGACCATCCAAAACGGTAGTCATCCTAGAGGTATGATTATGCGAGCATGGGGTGTTCAACGTCACGCCCCTCCTATATGCGGTAGTCCAGTACAAACACGTAATGGAGAAGCATGTAACGCCATTCCGACATGGTTCCAAAATGGTCGTTGGTCATGCGGACACCACCGTCTCGACAAAACAATGAACCGTTCTGGGTTTACACGTCCTCGTCCTCCTCCCCCACCACCACCACCACCACCACCACCTTTTGAGTCTTTTGAGTGCTCCATATGCATAAGTGAATGTAAAAAGGAAAAAAATCAATTCATCACTCCATGCAACCATTCCTTTCACAAAAAATGTATGAAAGAGTGGTACAATCGAAATAATGGACGCGGTATACTAGAGTGTCCTCTATGCCGTACTAAAATACTAAAACACCCATTTAGAAAGCCTTCAATCAAACCAACGGTTACGAATATACAGAGAGCCCTTGATACTAACCAGTACCTCAGAAACAACCGAGAACGACTCATCGCTTTGGAAGCTTTCGTCAGACATATAGGACTGCCCCCAACAGAACTCTCCCACCTCGTGCTAACGGATATCCTCGCACAATACAACCCAGCCATCGATCCTGATGAATTGGCAGAAGAATGGACCAATAGGATAATGTCTGGTCTAATAGAGCTTGGCGATGCGCTTGGTGAGCAGATGCGCGCCCCAACTGCATAGATATCGGATGATGATGACCATGGTATTTATGAATACCTCCTCTACATGAATTGTACAATCGTTATCGTTACATAATACAGAATGTAAACTCGAAAAAAGGTTGAGCCTAAAGCATTTTAATTTTTATGTGCGGAAATGTTTCTCAGAATTTTTTCTAGATGGGTACCTTCCTATGTATTATGCACCATCCACGATATAGAAAACATTATGGATATTGCTCTGCAATACTTGAGCTACACACCAACAACTCCACCCCATATGACGACACAAACACAACGAATCACGTACCCTTCAGCATCACGCAGTTCGGTCGTGGTTAGATTATTCCCAATTAACTAATAATCTTTCACAATGAATGAATTGAACGTAAAAATACTGATATCGTTAGATTTATTTAGAATCGTCTGATTGTTCTTGGTGTTCTCTTACTTTACGATAATAATACCAATTGAAAGAACAATAAAAGAAAGTAAATAAAGAAATACTTTTAGCTGCAAGTTGATATGGCTCAAGTGTTGATTTTGTAATTTGTTTTTTTAACATATTCTTTTTATTTATTTTTGTAGGAATGACGAGAGGTGTCTTGGTAAGAGGTGTCTTGGTAAGAGGTGTCTTGGCGATTAACATATAAATTTAAATATTTACTTTGCTTTAATATATTTAAATCTATACATTTCATTAAGCGTTTCATATTAAGGGAAACCCTTGGTTTCCATAAAATATGGTATATTTATAATAAACCGTAATTATGGATCTAAGTAATCTTATGAATAATATTAAAAGTAAACCAAGGGAAATTGGAGGGTATTTCGAAATGGATACCAATCGTAAATTTATATTTTACAAAACGTCAGCACCTAAAGTGAATACGTTAACCAAGAGAGAGTATGTCAATTTACCCACGAAAAATCATTCAATGTTGTGGCACTATCATCCGATAAATGCGGGTATTTGGCCTAGTTTTGAAGATTTACGATTGGGATATCCAACAAACAATAAACCATACCCATGTTATATTAATTTAATCGTAACTGTATATGGAACATGGGTATTTGATGGAACGTGTAAACACAATACCAGAAAACCATTTCGAAATGTGACAAATAAAATGTACGAAGTGTGGAAAAAATTTCATGATTTTATGACCACAACAACTCAGAAACAAGGTTGGGAACCAACGATTGTTCAAAATGGTATCGAACAATTTCGATATGAAATGTTCACAAATTTCGGATATCGCATTACTTTTATCGACAATGGTTTGTTTCGACCTGAAATGACAAATAAAGATAAATATATTAACGAAATCCAAGATTACATTATATATTTACTCACAAACTGAAATTGATTTTTATTCGAATGGAAACTTTATGATCACATTATTGGTATTTAAGAACAACATTTCTAGGTA